TTCTTCTAATAACCAAGCAATAGAAGGTTTTATATTCTCTAAGAACAATGGCCAAGTAGCCAGAATTACACATTTATTTTAGAATTAACATTTAATTGTTAATAAAGTTTTTAGTGTGTTTTGTAAATCGTAATGTATTTATATATATATTTACAACCATAAACTTAAAAACAAACAATTATGAGTAGAGAAATATCTTACACAACAAGAACCTTTTACGTGCCAGCAGAAAAAATAGAAACGCTGGTTAAGTTTCAAGGCAAATGCAAAGAGAATGGACACAAGTCTTATTCTGAAGTATTACTAAGTTTAATGGAAAAATATAATGAGCAATGATACATTATCCTCATCCACATAATGAACAGCACCACAACGATAATATTAATCATTGGTGGGCTTATGAAACTAACAGATACTTACAAGATAGATTACGCAACTTAGTAATAAGAGCTAATTGGAACAAGCGAATTATCTGTCAAATACACCTAACAACAAATGACTTAGAAATACATCAACATAGATTTGAAAGGTTTATTTCACAATTAGAAAACATTGATAAGCAATTAAAAACAATTGCAATGCAATACAACGAACAAAGAATGAATAAATTAAAAACTATATTTACTAAAATTAAAAATTATGAAAATTAAAGAATTAGCACAAAAATATGATTTATCCAAAGATGACTTTTGGGAATTAAAAAGAGGTACAAGAAGTATGTGGATTATCACACACGATGCTTGTGAAAAGATAGCAGCAAAAGAAAACATACAATTTGGCGCACCAACTATATACAGAGATAGCAACCAAGATGTTGCAATAGTAGGAGATGCAAAACGTGGTAATAAAATTATCTGGTCAACTGGTGAAGCATCACCTAAGAACTGCAAAGCTCCTTATCCGTTTGCAATGGCTGAGAAACGTTTAAAAGATAGATTAGTACTAAAATTAATTAACGCTTACGAATATGGTATTTATTCAGATTCTGAAGCAGATAACTTTAAGAAACAATGATAGAAACAAATGCAGTAGAACTAGCTACGCTTATTATGACAAGCGTGTTTGCTGGAATCGTATTTGCTATGGCAGTCGATTACTTTAAGAAATAAATCAAAAACTATATTATGAAAAAGAATCACTTGAGTTACTCGGCTTTATGCCAGTTTAAGAAATCTCCTAATCATTTATTAGCATACTGGAACAAAGAATTGAAAACTACAGATGCAATGCAATTTGGTACTATAATACACAAGATGTTATTAGAACCAGATACATTCACAAAAGAGTTTGCAATTTTTGAAGGTGCAAGAAGAGCTGGTAAACAATGGATTGAGTTTAAAGAACAGAATGAAGGTAAAACACTAATTAAGCAACAAGAATTAGATGATGCAAACAAAATAATTAACAATGCTATGTTACATCCTGTGCTTACTGAAATGATGCAAAATAAAGTAGATACTGAAATTAAATTAGAGTGGCAACATAAAGAAGTTAATTTTAAAGGCTTTGCAGACCTTCTAACAACGTTTAATGGCAAGAAGTGTGTGGTAGATATAAAAACCACTAATGATGCTGGAAAACGCTTTGAACGTGATTTATACTATAATGATTATAAAATGCAGTTAGCAATGTATCAAGACCAATACGATAAAGATACAGATGCTTATATTGTAGCAATAGAAACTACAACACCATTTAATGTACAGATATATAAATTAGATGATAGTTTATTATTTAAAGGTTGGATGGATTATGATTATTATACAGATAAATTTAAAGAGTGGGATGGTAAACCTCAAGGTTACTCAAGTAATATAGTAGAAGTAAAAACAGAAACAGAAGAAATATTATGAAGAAGTTAGCAATAATAGGTGGTTTATCTTTAATGACTGCTGGTGCAACTAATATGATTATGCACAAACAAAAATTAGATTTAAATCCAAATACATTTGCTATAGCAACAGGAGGTTTTTTTGTAGCTGTAGGAATAACATATAAATTTTAATGATAAAAAAAGAATGGCATTGGATGCCAGATTATAAACAACAAAAACAAATAACAATGGATAAAAAAGAAGAAACAATATATTGTGGAAGTGGTAAAGTTATGAATCCTAAATGGTTAAAAGTAACTATTAATCCTACTAAAATCGCTGATTACATACAAGAGTATAATGGCAACAAATTCATCAAACTAAATATTAATTTAAAAGATGAGGCTGACCAATATGGTAAAGATGTAAGTATTAGTGTAGATACTTGGAAACCAGATGCAGAAGCACCTAAAGCTGAAGCAAGTAATACTTCAAACGATTTACCCTTTTAAGTATTATGAAACAATCAAAAATCTTAACCGCATTGGGTTTGAGTTCGTTGGATATACAAAATATGTTGATGAACGGACTAACGATGCCAGAGATAGCAAAGAAGTATAATATTACTTATATTTCATTGGTACAGGCATTTAAAATTCAAAAGAAAGGTTTTAAGTATATTGATTATATACAACCAAAAGAAGAAGTGAAGGATATAAAAAACGTATCCTTCGCTTTTGATAAACTATATACAGAAGAATCACTTAACGAAGAAGAACTATTAGCATATTATAAATACGAACAAAAAAATAAAGCATATTATGAATACAATTGAATTAAGAAATAACGCAAAACAACAATTATTAGCCATACAAGATATAGAAACTGGAGTTGAATATTTAAACAAAGTAAAAGGTATTGAAGCTTGGGCAAAAGCAGAAAAGAAGGATGCTGAACTACAAAACTTAATAGCAGAACAAAAATTAAGAACACAGAGAATATTGGGTGGTTTATTGAAAGAAGAAGTAAAAGTTGGTAATCCTTCAAAGTTTAATGGTCAACCACCAAGACCATTAAAATCATTTGGATTAACTAAACAACAATCATCTGACTTTCAAAAGGTTGCACAGTTACCACAAGAAATATTTGAAGAAGAAATTGCTACTGCTAAAGAAGAAACAAATAGAAGAATTGAATTAACTACAAGTAGAATGGTTCAAGCTGCTAAACAGTATGAATTTGATGAACAAAGAAAACAAAAAGCAGAAAAGGTAAAAACAGTAAAAATATCAGATAATATTTTAAATGGTGATTCACTTGAAATATTAAAAACATTAGATGATGGTTCAATTGATGTTGTAATTACTGACCCTCCTTATGGTGTTAACTATATTAGTAACAGAAGTAAAATAGATAACAAAATAACAAAACGTGGTTTATTAAATGATGGTGTCGAAGCATTTGAACTACTTGATGAAACTTGTAAAATATTACAAGATAAAACTGCTGATAATGCACATTTATATTTTTTCTGTTCTTGGCAAGTATTTACTAAATTTGAATCAATAATATCAAAATACTTTACTATAAAAACACCATTAGTTTGGGATAAGAAAAACAAAGGTTCTGGAGATTTATATAATGACTGGGGTAATCAAACTGAATTAATTATATATTGTGTTAAGGGTAAAAAAGGAATAAATACAAGAAAAGGTAATGTTTTATCATTTTCAAGATTACATACTTCAAAAATGGTTCATCCAACACAAAAACCTACTGAATTAATTAAAGAGTTATTATCTGCATCTGCACTTAAAAATGATTTTGTTGTTGACCCTTTTATGGGTTCTGGAAGTACTATAAAAGCTTGTAATGAAATGAATATAAAATCATTAGGTATTGAATTAGATAAAGAAATGTTTAACATAGCAAATGCGTTTATAAATGGATAATCATAGGTTTTTAGAAAATAAATTTTATAATGAAATAATATTACATATTTCAAAAGCTTTACCAGACTTAAAAAAACATTATCAGTTTAAAGAAAGCACAGATTACGAGGATAGCAATCTTTCATTTGATTTAGTTTTTAATATGAATTTTACTATTTCTATAAGAATTAGAAAAAATAAATATATACCATTTAATGATTTGACAATTAGAAGTAAAAGTTTAAATAATGGTAAAACTGAAATAGATAAAATTATGGAAGGAAAAGCACAAGTTTATTTTTATGCATATATGAATAAAGAAGAAAATGAATTAATTAAAATTAGAATTGCAGATGTTGATTCTATTAGAAAATTAACTAACCAAAATAAATATATAAATAAAGCTAATAGTGATAACACAGAATTTTATGCATATAAATTTAGTGAAATTAAAAAAACAAATGGTGATATTTATAAATTTGATAAAACTATATAATTATGAAAGAATTACCATACTTTAAATTTTATCCTAACCAATGGATAACTGGCTCAATATCATTTATGGACTTAGATGTTCAAGGTGCATTTATGAAAGTTTGCTGCTACTATTGGAGCAAAGAATGTAAAGTTTCAAGAAATCAAATAAAAACATTAATACCTAAACAATGGAGTGCTTTAGTAGATGCTGAGTT